AATGTACTAGATAGCGTAGTTTCAAACGCATTCCTTGTAAATGTCTCTGCTGCTTTTCTTGTACTTGCCATAGGTTAATTTCTCCTGTTTAGTATATCACACACCAAATTGGTGTATTCCCAATCTTCCAATACCAAGCGCACCTAATGATGTAACTTCTCCAGTTGCAGACGCTTGTCTCTGACCACGTACTTGTATAGTACAAAATACCATAGTAGATCCTAGCTTAGTAATCTCTTGTATAGGTAATGTAACATTTTCTACAATACCTCTTACTATCTCATCAGGTTTAAAGAGAGTAAGAGTTACTGATTTACCTTCTAATTTTTTAACAGCGTCAAATAATTTTTTACCTATACCAGGTATATTCTTAGCACGTTTACCTGGACGTTCTATACGATCAGATACGTTAATAGGAATACGTGCAATAATATCTTCAGGTTCAGGGAATGCACGATAGCTATAAGAATAAACTTCAGGACTAGCTGTTCTTCCTGAATTAGAACTTATAGTTATCTTTGCAACTAACCACCTGTTAATTACATTGATCATAGGAACTTCATTACCACTCTCTGCTGTCTCTATTTTTGTTAAGGTTGAAAAACTTGTAGCATTTGGATCTTCTAATGCGTCTAATTCTGTACTAAATTCAGCTAATACGTTAGAACCTGCGGGTATATCGTTAGTATAGATACGACCACCTATCCATTGTTTAGCTTGTGAAGTATAAAAATCTGCAGCAGGAAGTATTAGGTAACCGTCATCAACTAATGTGGCAGCTTCTTTAATTAGACCTATACCTGCAACAATAAAAAATAATTTACCTTTAGCTATAGCTATACCTGTTACTTTACCTGATGTGCCTGTGTAATAAATATTTCTAGCGTAACCTAATGTAGGTAAGTATATAGAATATAAATCTGTCTCTGTACCACTATCAACAATGCCAAAATATATTTGATCTCTTGTGTTAAAAAATGCAGTAGGACTTTTATCTACTGTTGTATTGTTGTCACCAAATTCTTTAATCAATTGTCTATCATCAACTGTGTAAAGAACTCCGTCTGTTGCAATAGTAGCTCTGTAAACTCTGCCTATCTTACCGTCACCTGCTGATGTTTGCGATGTAGAAAAAAAGATAATACCATTACTCTCTGTCATATCTACAATGTCTTCACCTTCAATGTAAGTTTGACCTGCTAATACAAGACCTGATGTTAGATCATCTTTAATAGCGTATATGTAACCATCATCAGCTGCTGCTAATATTACTGATCCACCATCTACGACGCTTGTCCACAATGATCCTGAAGGTAGATCTTTTATTGTACCTGGTGATCCTGTACCGTCTAATTCAAGTAACTTACCATTAGAATCTGTTGCAATAAGATAGTTCTTAACATTAAACAGTCCTGTATAAAGGTGACTAGAGTGTACGTTCATATAGTTAGACCAACCACCTGCTATGTTATCTGCGTCAAGTTTTCTAACAATACTATCTGTACCATCGTTTAGTGCTACGTACAGTATGTGTCCTTCAAGAACCATACCTGTAATATTAAAACTTGATCCTGCTGAATAAGGATCTGATGTTGTCCAGGTATCTCCACCGTTTGATGAATAATAAACATTGTGTCCTTGACCAACGTACAATACATCTTCATGTGCAATAATTTCTTGATAAGCACTTGCACTAGCTCTGCTTGTTATCGCTGTGGTATCATTTAATAACTCTATAGAGTATGCTTTGCCACTGTCATCCGCATTCTTGAATACATCTATACCTTTGCTATCAAAAAATCTTCTAAAGTCATTAGTGCCTTGTTGTCTACTGTGTGCTTGATCTAAACCTGCACCACCTGAAAAATCAGATCTTGCAAATGATTGACCAAACTCTGCTCTAAACTCTTCAGGTACTTGTGCTGTGTTAACCTGTTGCGCAGATAATGGTGCGGTAGTAATAGTTAATTCTCTTCCTGGTGCTACTGCTAGACGTAAAAGTATATCAGTAATGCCATCAGATATTTGTGCCTGGTATCCAAAAGCTAATGGATTTGAAACGTTAGACGTTGACGGTAAAGGCATTAGGTAAAAGTTATTCCGTAAAGTTCCACACCTTGTGGGAATCTTGACCTCTGTTCTCTTCTCGCTCTATCTAGTAAGACACCATAGTATCTAAGTAAAGCATTTCTTAAACGTTCACCTGATCCAACAGGTACTCCTCTTTGTTCTAAGTTTTCTGTAATATAGTTTTGTGTTGTTGCGTCAACATCTAGTTCTGATAATAACTGTGCAACAGCACCAACCATTACTATCTGTTCGTGAAAATCTTCTAACCCTGATACTGAATTTAAATCTGTAGTTTCAGCTGATGGTCTTGTAAACTTTGAAGCATATACAACATAAACAGTTTTACCTGATGTAGGTCCTGAAGGGAATTGTACTGCTGCGTCTGTTGTAGATCCTGCAAAGTCTGTTATTAACTCTAAGGGTATGTCACTATAAACTGTTGTGTTTGCTGTACTGTTATTAATCTTTGCTTGCAATATTCTTTGTGTACCTGCAGGCATTTCAACAAATTGTGTAGAAGCTGTTGTAATAGTAGTTTTCTTTATTGCATACAAGGCAGGAAACAATCCAATTACTTGATCACCAATAGCATTAGCTACATTAAGTCTCGGATATTTAGGTTTAAGAATAATGTCGGTATCTTCTGCATGTTGTGCTGCTGTAGATCCTAACCTACCACGTTCTACTGTGATCTCTCGTGATACAGTGTTAATGTCTTCGACCATAACTAACTCACTGTCTATTTCTAAAACACTGCCTGCGCCAATAAGTTCTTCTTCTTCAGGCGTAAACAATCCTTCTTTATATTTAAGTGTTGTACCTGTAGCAGTTATACCCTGACCACCTGTAATAGTGTCAAGGTTAGCTACTTGTGATAGAGGTTCTTGTTCCTCTACAGGTCTAAGATACTCTCTGTAAGTTCTGTCAATAAGTTGACCAAATGTTGACAAAGGTCCTCCTAAGCAGTTCTAAATATTAAATTAATTTTTCTATCTGCAGCTTCTGTTCCATCTGAAGTAATCCTAAGAAAACCACCGCTAGCAAAAGCCCAACCACTAGGATCTACACGTGTCGCATTACCTGCACTCACTGTGTATGATACCTCTGTGCCGTCAGTCTCAACTACATCTACCCATGATGATCCATCTACTGAAAAATCAAAAGAAATGTTAGATCCAGTCATAGCAGCTGGAAATACTATCCCTGCTAAGAGCATGTTATCTACATTGACTGATGTACTGTTGCTTGCGTCATCCGAAATGTCTATTAAAGCTACTGTGCTTTTACTTCTACCGTATACCATATTGTAAATTCTAACATACTCAAAACACCACTATGGTGGAATAGCGGTGTTTGAGTAATTAATGAATAGGGATTAACCTACTACGTTATCAATTGCACAGTGATATTGTTGAGGTCCGAAATCGAACGCCATTTCCATATATACTGCTTTAGCAATTCTTGCTTGATCGTTTTGATCTAAGTCTCTTACAAACATAGTTCCATAACCTGGAATGTTAAGGAATACTGGTTTGACGAAACTAAGGTCAACGATAAATGCTTGCTTAGATCCTGATATAGTACCTGCAGGCAAGACATCGGATAATGCTAGACCGATAGATCCAAATGGTGTAACCACTGTATCAATGTCAACACCTCCAATGTTTCTGTCTCTTGGTAAAATACCATAATTCACAGATCCAACTGTAGCTTTAATTAACTCTTTGTTTAGATCCAACAACATTGTTGGGGAAACGAAAAGTACTGGTTGTCTCATTGGCGCACCTGCGTCATAGAGAGTTTTCATTGCTGAAGCAATGATGTCCCAGTTAATTTTTTGAGCTGCAGGTGTTCCTGCGCCGTTATCGTTATTAACGGAGTTGCCGCCTGTTAAGTCTTGGTGTGCTTTAAGACCTCTCATCTGACGGTTGCCTGAAGCACCATCAGAATAAGTTGCGTTAAATGCTGCCCACTCTACTTTCTTTGCGACTTGTTCTAATACTAATTCCATCTGATAAGCTAACTCATCATTGATTGGACTTGTTCCTGCTAGTGCGAGTGCAGGATCAGAGTTCTTGTAGTTCCCTGAAAGATTAAACGGTACGATTTCGCCTGAAGCTGCTTGTGCAGTATAAGATACTTGCGCGGCTTCATGAAAAATCTGTAGTACACCCTGTTGTGACGCTCTGCTTCTACCTGAATAGTTTGGGGATCCACCCTCATCATCAGGAGTAACAGCGGTAACAACTGCATTGTCTTGTGTTTGGAATTGGAAGAATGTCGAGTTAATCGCATTTCCACCATTCAAACCACCTGCTGCTGCAAGTAAAGGTGTCCTATGAGGTGTAATCTTGAATAGTTCACCAGTAAAGTTATTAACGTCACTAGCTACTATTGGGTTTGCACCTGATATTGCTGCCATGTTTTAGCTGCCTTTCTACTCTTACGAGTTTATTTTTTCTTTGCTTCTTCTTGTAAAGCTATTTTTGCTCTAAGACTATCTCTTACAGATGTGTCTCCACTTGAAATAACATCTTGCATTTTCTGTGTCCAGTCAGCAGGTGTTTGTGCAACAGAATTTTGTTGTATAGTTTGTAACTTATCGTCACTATCAGCGATCTTCGCAGCAGCTACTTCGTTGTTCTGCTGTACGTTAGTATCGATGTTATAGTTTTCTTTAAGCCATGATCCTAGTTCGCCAGTGTTTGGTTTTCCGTCATATAGATCGAAAGCCATTTTACCAGTTCCTGAATCAGGATCTAATCCAACATCTTTAAAAAGTGAAGTCTTAACTACACTCTTTAATTCTTTATTCTCTTGTTCAACTGATTTAAGTTTTTCTCTTAAACCTTTTATGCCGTCATTGTTTTCCATGCCGTCCATTGTTTGCTCGTCTGTCATTGATATTCTCCATTTCTCACACGATTACACTATTCTCCAATAAGGTGTGGTACATATTGGGAGTGGTTACAAAATTTAATTACATGTTGAATCGGCGCTGCAACATACGCATACAACACCTCTACGAATTTAATACGTAGCTAGGACGTAGGAACCCTAAGCTAGAGTGTCGATCTATTATTTACTTGGCGGATACTGACCACGCCAATAGAATTATTATAACACACAAAAACACGGTAATTAGTTTTTTTCCTTGTTCTGTTAATATTATTTTGTAAGCGTCATTCCACCAGGTCCATGCTTTGTCAGACTTATAGTGACCTTTTTTATTTCTTGCTCTTACCCACTTAAACATTATTGTTCAATTAATCCTGTAACACCTGCTTGTGTAGCAGCTGCACCTTCAGCTCTTGTGAAAACTGACGCTTGTTCTGACTCTAATCTCTCTTCTAGTTGTGCTGCTGTACCTTCACCGAATACTTCTGATTCAATAAATTCTGATAAACCAAAGATGTCTTCTCTACCTGTAAATCTTTTAGCAAGTCGTTGTAATCTAGGTAACCTAGCTTCTGCTCTTTGTGCTATCTGTTGCGCACCTGTGCCGCTAAGTCCTGCACTAACTAATCGTTGTGCTTGATCTGCAGATATAGTCAAGTCTTCTTCACCAAAAGCACCACCTATTTGTGATACCTTGACTCTCTGTTCTATTATGTCAGATGATATATCTTCACTAATAAATGAAGCAAATATAGCTTCATCAGTTAGATCATCTGTTGATGGAAATATACCAGGATAGTTTTGTACGTAGTATTGTTTAACAGCGTCAAACTGTGTAAACAAGGATGTATATGCAGTATCTAATCTGTTAGCAAAAGTACTAGGATCTACGTCATTAGTAAACAAGTCTGTCATTTGGTTTTCAAAGTAATCAGGATTCAAATTGTAATCTTCTAAGTATGTTCTGTAATCCTCTTTAATTTTTATGTAATCTAATTCAGGTGTATTACTCTCTATTCTAAGTGTTGTACCATCTTCTCTAAAGATTCCAGGAAACTTATCTTTGTATGCTTGTGTAGTACGCATACCTCTTAGTGCTTCGTCTGCGTCACCACCGTTAACATTGTATTCATCAATAAATAAATCTAATAACTCTTGACCTAAGAAACCATAGTTAGCTTGTGCAAATTCTTTGACATTAAATTTTTCTACAGGATCTCCTGGTACTGGTGCTACTTCTCCTCCACCACCGCTTCCTCCTCCGCCACTAGGACCTAGATCACTTTTAAATGTTCTGCTAACTATGTTACCTTCAGAGTCTCTAACAATAGTGTAAACAAGTAACCTTCCATTTTCTATAACAGTTTCATCACTTGGTGGCATATTTTCCAATTTACCACCACCTGTGACAACTGGATCTGTTTCATCGTCACCTGATTTATCTGTAGCAGGTCCTGAATTAATACTTAAATCTTTAAAATTGTAATCTCCTTGTGTAGCTGCTTCTTGTTCAGCTACGTATCGATCTGCAATAGCTTCTACTTCTACTTCTGATGGTCTATCATTAGCCATTGTTGCAGGTCCTGCTGCAACAGCTCTTGGACCAGTTTGTCTTGAAGCTGCAATTGCTTGTCTATCTTCTTCAGGTAAAAACTGTATTATTCTATCAAATATATCTGCCATTATCTAAACGATCCTCCTCCTGTTGCTCGCGCACCTGCTTTACCAAAGTTGTTTTCTAAATCACTTATTACTTGATCTCTATATGCTTGTGTACCTAGCTCTGCTGCTGCTGCGAATGCTATATCTTTACGTTCTGCTATATCATTAGTAGCAGCAAACTGTTTCCATTGTGCAGTGGTTTCGTCTGCTTTTTGTCCTGTTATGCTTACCCATTCACTTCTTAAACTTGGTGCTATTTCTTCATATGCTTTGACGTTAGTACCTTTGTACTGTGCGTATGTAGTTTGAAATTGATCTTGTAACTTAGGTAAAAACTCTTGCGTGAAAGCTGTAGGGTTATCTGTATAGTCTGCACTAAGTTGTTCTAAGTTAAAGTTATCTGATGTACCAGGACCTAGTATGGAGTTAATTGTATTTTCCATTTGTCTTGTAAATTCTATAGTTTCTAAAGTCTTGCCTTCTAATGCAGCTTTAACTTCAGGATCTAATGTAAATCTAATTAATGGATTAGCAAGTTTGTTAATCGTGTTAGTTATATCTTTATCATCAAACATACCGTATTGTTTTTTCTGTGTAATAGCGTCAATGACTGCAGGATCTAATGTTGTTAAACCTGCTGATAACATCCTGCCAATAATATCTTCTCTTGTTTTAATACCTTGTTGACTAAATGTAGCAGGATCTTTATGTGCAAAGTTCATCTGCTGTCTCTCTGTATCTGTATGCTTTAGCCACCAGGTAGTTTGTGATAGTTCTGATTCTCTAGCTGTCCTACCTTCTTTAGCTGCTTCTAATGCAACGGCAAGATAATCATATTGACCTGCTGCATTCTTACTGAATATGTAAGGTTTATATTTAGACTCTTGTTCTAATGCTTCTATAAAGTATTCATAACCAACTGCACCTGCTTCCATACCACCATGTATAGCTGCTAGTTGCGTATGATCTCCAAAGTAAAAACTGTTTGTATATTCATCAGCTGTAATATTTGAACTACCTTCTGTACTATAGACTTCGCCATTCTTTGTAATGACTACGTCAGGTGTTACAGTACCTGTAGCAGTAATTGATTTCAAATCTTTAACCTTATATCTGAATGTAAAGTTCTCTAAACCAGGTGATAGTTCTGCTGCTTCTTGCGGTAGTTTATAAACAAGATAATATATAGATTGACCTGATTCATTTATCTCTTGCCAAACTTGTGTATCGCTTGGTAACTGTGGTATTAAATTAGCTGCCATATATCCCTGCAAATGGTTTTAGTTTTTCTATTTTCTTATCAGCAAAATCAGTCATATCTTCACGTCTTTCTTTTAAAGAAGTGTATGCGTCTATCAATGCTTTCGCTCTATCCTCTATATTAACAGGCATTTCGTCACGTAATTCCAATATACGTAACATGTCTGCTGTGTTCTTACGGTTTTGAATCATAAGATCCTGGTCCCATGTGCTGTACACACGCTCTTCATTAGCTAATTGTACTGATTCATATAGATCTTTAAATCCCTGATCGTTACCATTCTTATAATTACCGTAAGCATTCCAACCATCCATACCATTGTCATTAAATATAGTACTAGCAATCATCATATGTTTATCTATATTGTTTATGTCTTTAAGAAAACCTATAGCTTCATCTCTATTTTCTTCAAATAGCTTTGCACCTATAGCGTTACGTTCAGTTACTGAAGTAGCTTTATTTATTTCCTCTGCATACTTATTATCCATTGCCATCATCACATAGGTTTTATTGTCACCCATAACGTCTATTTGCATTAATCCATAACTTTCACCACTACCTGGTACGTTATATTCTGCATGTGCATTGTAAGGTATATTATTAATATTTAAAATCTCACCATCTTTAGTGCGATTACTTGCACTCTCAACACCAAATACTGTTAACAGTTCATCTGCCATGTCTTTACCGTTTTCATACCATGCTACTTTTTTTCTACCGTTGTAGTCTCTAGCATTAGATTTTCTGTGATTCATCATAGCTTCATATACTCTGTTAGGATCTACTACACCAATACCGTCTTCTCTATATTTAATAAGTGGATAATTACCTCCACCCTCTATAACTGGAAAACTTCTTGCGTCAAACATATTATCTCCTACCTGGATTGTACTTAGGAAAATTAGTACTGTCAGCAACATCTAATGGTCTCCCGTATTTATCTTCTAGTTTTGGTAAACCTGCTTCATATTCTGATTCTAGTTGTGAAACAAGTCCTGATGGTATACGTCTATCTTTACCATTGTAACCTTTTTCTTTTAGTTTAGTAGATACATACATATCTCTTTTGACATTGTATATCCAATCGTTCATACCGAACCCATCTTTGACAGTATCTAATGCTGAAATAGCACCTTCTTTAATACTCTCAAACATTGGTCCGAGTAACTTATTGTTCTTTGCTTCTTCAACTATAGGATTAGCTGCTTCTTTATATATATCGAATGTACCACTTACACTACCTGCTAAGGTACCTTGATCTTCAGGAGATCCATATAGCTTTTCAAAAGTTGTGTCAGTTTTGCTTGGATCATAAATGTCTTGTGCAACATCTGCGACTGCACCACCTATAGTTTCAGTAGCATTTCCTACACCTGTTGTCTTTGAAACTAAAAGATCTAACATAACTGGTCCTAATACTGCAGCGTCAAATAGATCAAACCCATTACCTAATGTTTGGAGTAGACCATTTCTTGCTGCTACTTTTGCTACATTTTCTGCAGGTACTTGTGCAAACAATTCATCCATAACTTTTGTTGCATGATTTTGTACTACGTTATCTTGGACATCACCAAATATAGATTGTCTTGCAATAAGTTCTCTAAGCTCGTCAAAGTTTTGTAAAAATACACCATCAATTGCTGTAGGATTTATTTCACTAAGATTAAAAAACCGTTCGTCATTAATATTTAATGTACTATACAACTCTAAATACTGTTGTTTTTTTATATCAGTAAGTTCTTCATTTTGCATAATTGTCTCTATAGGTATAAAATTAGCAATTTGTTTAATACTGTTATCATCAAGATCATTAAGACTTGTTGTACCCATATTTATTTGATCAAGTAAAAATAAAGTATCTTCATTTAATTCTGTTGCTTTAATATCGTAGGTTGTTTTTCTTGGTATTCCTGTACCAAACTTGTCACCTGGATCTACTATACCGAAAACATCATGGAAATTATTTCTTTGACGACCACCGCCTGTACCTGCAACTATCTCTATACCGCTTTCGGATAGAGATTTTAATAAAGCTATATCTGCGTATTTAGTTGGATTTCCTCCTGGTATTGGAGTGCTTCTAGTTTGTCCATTCATCTGATTTAAAAAGTTTATAAGGTCTCTATCTCCATCTTTAAAACCAAAAGATTCGTAAACTAAATCATCTACTAACTTACTTCCACCATTTTCATTAGGATTATAGTCTCTAAAGTTACCATCTAGATTTTTTGCTTCATAGCGTAGTGCATGTTTTTGTCTAATTAGTTCAGCAGCTATAGCCATATCTTGTAGGAGATTATCATTTATGCTGATTCCATTCCCACCTTTTGCAATATATTCATATCCCATTTCCAATGGTAAATCTTTAAAGAACTCTGCTTTAAGTTGTGGATAATCATTTAGATACTCTGTAATATTTTTAATGGACAACAATTCAGAAATAGCTTGATGTGAACCTAGTGAAGCAGGATCTACTTGCGTTGCAGCAAATTCAAACATATCTTCAAATTGTATTCTTTTATATGGAAAAAACTCATCTGCTTTTGCAGTAAATAAAACGTGTCCTGCTGTAGTTCGATTCGTATGGTACCATTCGGGAGTAACAAATGTTGTACTATCAAAAGTACGATCAACTTTTTTAATATACTGAAATGCTTCATTATATAGTTCAGTTGCTATTGCTTCTCTTGGTCTAATCATTCCTGCCATAATATCTTGCATATTACTAAAGTTTATTTTAAATTCATCTTTGCCTTTAAGAATATTTTTAATAACAACTTCCATACCTTCATCGGTACTCATAATATTTGTATAATATTTTTTAATTGTTTCTCTTGCAGGACCATCTTTTCTTGCGTCAAGTAACATTTGAGAAACTATTCTATCTGCTTCTTCAGTTCTTATAACTTGAAAATCTCTACTTGTTGCTGCTTTGTGTAAATCTTCTATTAAATAATCAAGTGACTCTTCTGATAGCACATGTTCAGGACTAGAGTTCTGTATAACCTGTCCTAATAGTTTTGTAACATTAGGATTATTAGTTTGTCTTATAAGTGGCATGTCTGTATGTAATATTGAATTTGGTTCTGCATTGAATTTTATTTGCATAATACCTGGATCAACTAACAATGTGTTTTCATTAGTTACACTTTTTAAATAGTTTCCTTCTTTAGGATTCACTACTACTTCTAAACCAATTTCACGTAAATCACGATTCATCATGTCTATTAAGTCTGTATCATCTACATCTAGAATATCTTGGTGATTTAATATTTGATATACTGCGTCGAACACTTCATTATTCATAGCACTTATTGTTCCTGGATTATGACCACCTGTTGCATATGAAGCTGCAAGAAATGGATTTGAAGTTGTGTACATATAATTTAAACGTAGTTGTTGGTTTCTATATTTTCTAGGATCTAACCAGTCAATATTATTTTCGTAGGTAATACGGTTTAAAAATCCTTGCATAGTATTTTCAAATTCCATCATAGGTGCAGTTGTTCCAAAATTTGTAGCAGGTAAATATGTTTGCAGTATGTCTAAAACTTTTCTACCTTTTGCGTTAAGACCATTACCACCGTGATAAACCATCCCACTTAAATTACCGTCAGCAGTTTTAACTAGCTTTTGTGTATCTAACATAGCTTCAGGCATAGCAGGTGAATTGTTTTTATAGTAATCCCATGCAGGTGTATATATCTCTTCGGGAAATGTTTTAGTATAAAACTTGTTATTTTTATTTCTAATAGATTCCATCGCATTACCTACTGCAGGATTGTTATTTTTTTGATACTCAATAAGATCATCAACTGCAACCTCTAAACCTTCTTTAGCAATGATTGTATTTTGGGGATCTAAAAAAGAATAAAGTGCAGCGTCAGTATCAGCACTTTTTAAATAATACAAATTGTCATCTGCTTCTTCCACCATTACTCGTTCAAATGATTCTGAAATTATTGTTTTAAATTCTTGACTGTTAATAATTTTATCTGCATTTTGTTGCATAGCAACAATAACTGGTGTTATTTGCATGCCTTCGTTTAATTTTCTTTTTAATAAAGATCTGTAATATCTTTTAGTATGTTCTGTAATTAATTTTGTAACGCGCTTTTTACCTTTCTCAGTTAGGTCTGCGTCAAAAATAAACTCGCTGTTCATCATTTGATTTCTTGTAGGTACTACATTGCCTTCAATATCTGCAGAACCTAATGTAACTATTGTTGGGTTTTTTATTGCAGAGTGCATAATATCTATAAATATAAAGTCAGATCTCATTTGATCCATAGCATTGAATTTTATATTATTGCCATAATCCATTTTACCCATTTGTCTAATGCTATCAATCATTGCTTTGTTTTGACGATCAATAACATTGTTACCTTCTATAGGTATTATTGGTTGACCAACTTGTTCACGTACTACATTACTACCGTTTATAATATCAATGTTTCGTTTTGCAGCAGCTTGTGTTTGTATTTTAAGATTTTCAACATCTTCAAAATCATATACAGCTGTGCCTTTAATTATTGTAAACATATTAGATTTATCAAAATATTTGTTTTTTAAAGAAGTTGTTAATGCGTCTTCTACAAACTCTGTGTGTCCAAATGCAAGTTCTGCTGATCCGTCAATAACATCTTCAAGTTTTATCCATTGATAAGATAAAGCGTCATCTCCTGCTTTTGGTTTCCATTCTGTAAAAGTAGATTTTATTTGTCCGTTGACTACTTCATCATTTTGTAAATCTTTTATAATCGTAAACGCACCACCAACGTTTACACCACTAGCTGCTCTTGCGTCCCAATCATATCTATTGTATTTAATAGGTAAAGGTTGTGAAGCTCTAATAAATTTACTCTCTAAACCAACTTCTTCAACTGCTTCACGCAATGCTTCTAATGCAAAAATTCTAGAAGCACTTCCGCTTTCGTTTGGTATAAATTTACCATCAATATTAAAATAGAACTCTTGCAAACGTCCTACTTCATTAGGATCAACAACACTTTTAATTATTTTTTCATCAGACATTTCTGCTTCAACTATGCCACCAGGTAACGCAAACAAATCTCTATGTGGACCACGCTTGCGTTTAATAACAAGAAGTTCTATAGTCCCATCTTGTGCTTCTTTAAAAATTACATTGTCTGCTGTGTTCTGACGATCTTTAAATTTCTCATATACAAAGTCATTGTTAACTTCTGCAACATCGTCAGATAGTCCTTCGTCTAATAGCAAACTTTCTTTTGCAAATCTTGAACTTTGAGGATCTCCTTCGTAATTATAGAATGCTGAAGCTGTATCATCATCAAGATCAAATCCCATGTTTCTCCAAAAGCTACTACTGTATGCTGATTCTAAAGTTTTATCTAATAAAGTAATAGGTACATTTATTTCGTCTGATAATTGTTTTAAAGCGTCAACCATTTTTCTACCAATGCCTTGACCTTGTGCTTCAGGTTTTAAATAAAATGATTCTATATATATTTCATTACCATTGATTATATTTCCACTTGTTAAATCAAAATGTAAACCGCTGCCATCTCCTGCTTCACTAGCAGTACTGTCTAAAAACTCTCCGTATTTTTCTTTGAGATCATCAAGAAGTTGCATAACTTTATCTTCATTATCCATTATCTTCCAATCATATTATCGAATTGATCTAATGAACTAAACAAAAAGCTAAGATCATTCTTTTCTTGTATACCTCTCTGCTGTGCTGCTAGTTCAGGTTCAAACTTTTGTTCTGCAAATGCTGCAAGTTCTTCACTTGGTGTACTTGGTATAGAAATACTATCAGGTGCGCCAGGAAATAACCTGTTAGCTAAATCAAGATTCTTACTATATTCTGCACTTGCTGTCTCATAATCTTTATCTGCGCCTATATAGAAATCACTAAAAGCAATGAGTTCTGCGTCTGTTAGTTTACGTGTAACTCCTGCAGATCTGAGTGCATTGTCTATTTCTCCTTTAATAAATCCTGGAGATGGTGTTGCATATACTTTAGGTGCTAAAGGTGGTTTCTTGAAATAACGTTCCTTCTCACTGTTAAGTTGTGAATACACATCTATCATGTTTAAGTTTGCGTCAACCATAGCAGAGTACATACCTTGTGATGTTTTACCTTGCCATGCACCTTGTTCTAAAAAGAAGTCTTCAGCAGTTATATAACCTGCTTGCATTAAATCTACTTGTACAGCTTTTATTTCCTGTGGCGCTAATGAGATCCATGATATTTTCTGTGTACCATTCATACCTGGTCCTTGACCTGATATGTGATCTGTGCCACCATAAAACTGACCTTCAGGAATATTACCTGCATATACTTGCTGCGGTAACATAGCGTCCTTCATTTGTGCTGCTGTAGGATCTCCGTCTTTAAAAGCGTCTGCTACATCAGGTTGTTTATATATTGCATAGTCAGGTGAGATCCCTCCAAAAATATCATATTCAGGTGCATTAGCTTGTTGTGTATTAAAATCAATCCATTGTTGTAATTGTGCATTAATTTCTTGTTTATCACCTGATACGTTGATAATAGTTTTAGATGGATCACCTTCTACTTCTGAATTAAGTAATTGCAATTCATCATAGCTTAGTGTCTGTACTTCTCCAGTACTTGTGCCGTCAGGTCTATTCACACCAACAGCTACCTGGAATGTATCACCAGTATCTAAAGCTGTATTAAATTTACCACTGTCATTAAAAGTTTCAGCACCAAACAAGTAATCTCCAGTATGTTCGTAGTATCCTGACTCATCATTAAAAGTCATAACTGGTTTTGTTAATATTGTAGGTTTAGCAAATCCAGGATATTTTTTATAATCTTTACCTTCTGTAGGATAAAAACCTTCTGTCATATCTCTAGGTGGATTGTTAAGAAACCATTCATTAAGATCTTCTGTGACATAAATCTGTCCACCCTCACCACGTGGTGGTCTAACTATAACTCCTAATGTACCTGTCTCTTCAACTATTTGTTCTAGTTTTGTGTTTAAATAGTCATAATACTTACTAGCATTTTCTGAACCTTCAGGACCTTTAAGCCCTGCAGCAACATCTAAACCTCTATATATATCTGCTGCAAATTTTTCTTCTTTTGGGGATTGAGGATTTCTCCATGTACGAGACTCTGCATTGTTATCTACTGCTTTGTTAAATGTAGCAAGTGTAGGGTTAGCAGTGGGTTGTCCCATAACTCCACTGTATGCAGACTCAAAACTTATTAACTGATTAGACATCTGTGCTTGTATTTTGTCGTACATTGCTAGATCGTTATACACTTTAGCAATAAACAATTGATCATTAGATTCTTTGACTAATGCAACAAGATCTTTATATATCTGTTCATTTTCTGTAAAACCACGCTGATCTATAATACTTTGTACTAGCGCCTGTTTAAATTCTTCTGTCATTAAATATCCTCTGTACCAGGTACGTTTGGTAAGTACACACCATATTCATTAAGTGTATCATAGTCATACTGTAAATCTTCTAAGAAATCTGTACGTTCCTGGAATAAAGGTAGCAATACACGTTCTGCTAATATTTGAAAATCAGGGTTCTTATTTATTAACATACCTATAGTATCACGTAATTGTTGACGTTCTTTTAACATAGTCCTTGATGTTTTCCAACCTTCTTTAGATAAACCAACAACTAATGCACGTTTTTCTAACGTATCTATAAACCCTAATACAACACGTAAGTCTTTACCTACTGCTGTTTGTGATAGGGTTCTACTCTTTTCCCAATTTTTAAGCTCTTCAAATTGCATATCTAATGTAGATGTTTGTGGTAATCCAGGTATCGTAGAATCGAATCCTGGAAACTTTGATCTAGCAATATCTCTAGATAATGCCATTTCTCTCTCACGCATTTGATTCTGATATGGATCTGTTATGTCATATGTTTGTAAAGTACTTACTCTCTTATCTTCCATAAAGAAATCACCTAGTCTTTGATTCCTTTTAGCTAGCCACTCTTCAGGTTTAAGAGGTTCTCTTTGTTCATTAGCAATTGTACGTACATATGCTTCATAATCGAATGGTCCACCTCCGCCTTGTGGTATTGCATACTGTGCAGTAAAAGTATAGTTCTCAAATATTTCAGGATTTTCTAATTGAAACTTTACACCACGTTCATCTACTGGTCTAGGTTCTATAACTACTGTCTTAGGTGTAGCAATGTCTAGTGGATTAAATCCAAACTCATCAATAAAGAACTTAGTAGCTGAGTAGTTATCTCCAGGTGCATAGAGGAATTGTCCTGTAACTTCATCTTTAGGTGGTGTCTGTAACATCTCTCTGTATCTGTCCGCAAGTATTTGCATAGAATAAACATGTCCTGCATTCTTATCGTTGCCTATATCAAATCTAGGGTTAAGTCCTACTGGACCAACAAATTGTGAAGCAGCTTTAATTAAGGTTAAGTTCCTAGCAATAGATCTAGCTTCTTTCATAAGTTCTTCTTGTTGTTGCGAAGTACGATCATCTGAACCATTAGCTTTTAATATTCGGTATACATCAATAGTAGTGTTAGAAGCAATACGTGTTATTTCGTTTTGTCCAACATCTTCGTTATATGCGTACAATGCCTGGTATGTATTACGTAACCATGCAGGTACACCTGCTGCTGAAATAAGATCTCCTGCTGTTCTTACATCAGGTAATCCATAAGGGAATAATATTTTTTTAGCTTCGTCAAAGTTTGGACTAGCATTAACAAAGAAACTAGCAGGTATAGCTACAGCAGGTCCAATACCAGGTACTATTTCTAATGCTAAGTTAATTGATGAAGCATAACCAGGAAACCTTACTCCTACATTTCGATCTTCACCAAACAATGCGTCTGAAGCTAAATCATCAATCATAGGATAATAGAATACTTCTTCACCAGTAACTTCATCCTGTCCTAAGAATCCTTCGCCTTGTACTGGACTAAATGGATTGTCACCACGTAAAGCATTAACTGTTACTTGTCCTCTTCGTGTAATTTCAGGGTTTTCTTTTAATAACTTAGCCCATGTTGTCATAATCTCTATGTACGCTTCGCCGAATGGGAATATGCCACGTAGGTTGTATGCAACCTTTTTACGTTTAGTTAAGTCATACAATAACTCTTGCACTTCTGTTAACGCACGTGCTTTTGCTATTCTATCAATTAAGTCAACGTCACCTGATTTATCTGTAAAACCTAGTAGTTCTGATCTTGTCTCTAAGTTTGAATCAAACAATTCTTTATTGGTTTCTAGTTTTGCTTCTAGATCAAACATATCTTCTTGTAGATCGTCTACTCTTTTTTTAACATTCATAGGTACAATGTCATCTTCGTAACTAACACCTGATCCATAAGTACCTGTTATGTCTAGTTCTAACTTAGCTAGTTCTTCAGTCTTATCTGTAAGTTGTTTATCTAGATCACCTTTACGTTTTAAATAAGCTGTCTGAAACTTTTCAAACTCATCATCTACATCTTGATAATCTAGACCTGCTTTTACATCACGATCATTCAGTTCTTTAATTTTTCTTTGGAACATGTCAATGTTTATCTCTGTATCAGTTTTACGTAGCTTCTGTGCAGGCAATCCAATATCTGCACGTAGAGAAGACATTAAGTTTTCACCAGGTAAGTTTGCATTTAAAGCACCCGATACGTTGAACTCTTTACCTCCTACAATATAGTTACCACCCTCCATCATTGTGTTACGCATTTTCGCAGACATGTATGGAAGCATATCGTATATTGTTCTCCAGTATGCTTGTCTAAAGACTGGTGACCTAGAAGCATTGTCAGTTCTTTGTCCCATTAAAGCGTCGAATGCTTTGTTTGTATAGAACTCCATCTTGCCTACATCATCAATGTAATCTGTTTTACCTACAGCAACAACGTTAGGTAGATCATTTATGTACTCATCTGACATAAGAGTCTTCTTAACATTTTTATATAGAGTGTTATCTCCATTCTGTATGCTATCAAAAAAATCATCTAAGGTTTCAGTTGTATATTGTTTGCCATCTATTCTATTTAGTCTGTTACGTACAAGCATTTCAAATATGTTTGTGTTAGCAGTTTTTTCTATAGATAATGGGAATGGTGTTTTACCGAAGTCAAGATCGTCTATGTTCATTTTATTAGCTAAATCTTCTAATACGTCTAAGTTCTGATCAAAAGCACCACCTGCTAATTGGTTTGCTCTAGCATAAATAGATTCAGTGTATGCAAATCTACCACCTGCTGTGGACATTCTAGCTTTATAGGTAGGTCCACCTTGTGAGTATGCTTCTATAATATCTTGCGCTCTAGTAGAAGTACCTTCTATAAACTCTTTCATTCTTTGATCTCTTTGTTTTTTAGTTAAAGCACCTCTAAACAAATGATTAAACAATCTATCGTAATGTAAATGCGCAACTTCTCTTACAATCCCATCATCAAAATACTTCTGTAATAATTGTGGTCTTGTCTCTTGTGCCGCTAATGCTTCTTCTTTTGTAATAGTATCCATTGGGTGTACACCAGGTTTTTTTCTTCTCTTGCCTGCTCTGTAGTTACCACCGAATAGATGATCAAAGTTATTAGATCCATACCTACGTGAACTAGCAGCTTGCCATTCAAGTGCTTCTTCTAACGGGTTACCTAGTAAATCTTTAAACTCTACATTCTTGCTTGTCCAACGTGCAGCTTCTGTACTGCTAGGTTTTTTAAGTATACCTAAAGACAATACAGATAACGGTCTGCTAAATATATTGTCATAACCACGTGTATACATACGTAATTGTTCTTCACCAACAACACGTAGTAACCAGGCACCACGTAATAATACGAATGGTTTCCAAAAGTCACCGTAGTAACTATCTATAATCTTTGACATAGTTCCTGATTTAATTTTGGCAGGTAGTTTACTAAACATGTCTATACCTTGTTCTGACGCTTTAGCTCTAATTAAAGACATAGAGTTCATAGCTTTTGCTAATTGTGAAGGATCAGGTAAAGGTATTGTACGTTCGATAAACTCTGTTAATAAATGCGGATCAGGATTAACGAATGCTTTGTTGTCAACAATTGTTTGACTTATCTTTGCACCAGGATTAGCTACGTTGTTACCTGTTACAGAATCTATAAAATATGCGCGTAGTTCAGGTAAGTAATCTTCAAAGATCCTGCTAAATGTATATGCGTCTTCTGCATTGACACCGTAGTTATCTACTAGATCATCAGCAGTAAACTTTACCATATCTTTTACAACGTTAAATAAACCTGTTTGATCTCCATCTTCTAAACGTATAGCTCTGTTAAGTATTTGATTTTTAGCAACACCATCCATAGTTGTTTGATCCATAAAACCTTTTAGGTTTGTTACAGCGTCATCTAACTGATTGCTATCAACATATCTATATGGAAACTCTCCTGCATACGTAGATAGTATTCTTGCTGATCTATTAGGACTATCCATAAGTTTTGTCTTAATAACTTTTTTAGCACCAAATAATTTACCTGTACCTTCAGGTACTCCGCCTAACAACTCTTCTGTAGCACCACCTAAGAATCTACCTATTGCACCTACTGTTGGTTTTTCTCCTGTACCCATAGGTCCAAAAGGATCTTCTAAAAATTCTGTAAGTAAGTTTTTAACTGCTGTTTGTTTATCTGCACTTGACTTTGTAAAGTCTTGTGATACATCCATAAAAGCAGTGATAGCTTCTCTATCAGTAATACCAGTAAGTTCTATAAACTTATTAGGATCATCTAACTCTGCAAAATAATTAATTAATTTCTTACCACCTTCATCTTTAACAAGGTAATTAGATACTGATCTACCTGATATAAACGGTAAACCCCAACTTTTGTTTACAGCACCGATGTATTCTTTTTGTGCTTTAGTCATCTTATCTACAGGTGTATCATTTAAAATCTTTTCTAAGTAATCAGGTATCTTTAAAGATTTTCTACCTTTTGTAAATGCACCCATGCCTAATGTTAAATAGTTTGCAGGATCTAAGAACAATGCTTTACCTGCGTCTAATACACCTGATACAACATTAAATGTTCTTGTATTAGGTTCTGCAACTTGTAGTGCTAACGATCTGCCTAAAGATATGGGAACTGTACCCTTTTCATTACTAATAGTAAAATTCTCATTACCTTCTTGCATTTGTCTATCTATAGAAGTTATTGGTGTACCTAGATAGTTTTGTATTATTTGTTCTGCTCTACCTTGATCAAATCCTGATCGTATCATGTATTGGTATTCATCATAAAATTTAGACTGTGGATTCTGTGCGTCGAACGTTTCTGATACAGGTAAGAACCCTTCACCTAAATTTACTTTTTTACCTTTGTTCATTTCACCAAACAATTGTTTAACAGTTGATTTACCACTTTGTCTATATGCGTCAGCAAAAGATAGATTCTCTGATTTATCACCAAACGTACTTGCTATAAATGAATTGATAGGACGATCTACTGTTGTTCTATATAAATCTTCTAATCCTAAAAATCCTAAACGTACTCCTGCTTGTAGTGGATCAAAGACTTTATCTAGCACTGTCTTACTGTTAGATTGTGAAATCATTTTAGATATGTCATTTAAAACTTGTGCTTCAGGTTTTACTTGCAACGTTGTTAAAGATGTAATTACATCAGGTGAAAAGTTTGGATATGCTTTTGCTATTGCACTAGCACGTAGCGCGTCTTCTTTAGTTATAGAGTTCTTAGCTCTTTTGTATGTAGCTTGTCTTTGTTGTAGCTCTTTGTAAAAGTTAGCTTCCTCCGCAGGATTATCTCTGTGAAATGTAGCCATTAGAGGTTACGCTGCGTTCTACCTATCTGTCTATCAGAAGCAAATTTAAGTAGTCCTAGAAGTTCTGAAGTAGGATTTACTTCTGCCATTGCTCTTATAAGCATGACATCATCAGGTTCTAAAAATTGATCTTGTGTTGGTGGTGATTGGTATTGACCTAGATTATCTTCTCCTGGTGCAAATACATCTGCTAACCCTGTAGGTAACCCACCTAATGGTGCAGGACCTTGTTGTGGTTGTGCAGTAAAAGTTTCTTGTGGTTGTTCTATATTACCTTGTCTAACTTGATCTACAAGTGCTGCTTCTTCTCCTGCAGACTCATTAACCATTCCACGTACATCTTCTATTGTTGGTGCAGCACCATCTGTTCTACGTGATAATTTACCAGGACCACTTACAGCTGCAGGTCTTTTGACTCCACCTCTACGTCCACGATTTCTACTACTACCAGTTGCCATCTAGATCCTCCTGTTTACCAAAAAATATTATTAATCCTTGTGGTATATATTGTACAATCATTCCTTGTGGCATGTCAGAAATCTGTGGTTCATCTTGAAACAATTCTTCTTCGTGATCAGATATTTCTAGCTCTGTTTTTTGCCATACGTCAATTAAACAACTATTGACTATCTCGCCAAACATCATATTGACTTCTTCGTTAGGCGCCACCTTGCAAACCTCCTAGTAATAATGATCTAACATCAGGTGCAGGTCCAGGTTGTGGTTGTTGACCACCGCCCATCATCTGCTCTAATAATGCAGCTTCACCTTCAGGTACTTCAGGTTCTGTAGCTGTATAAAACTTATCTAATATTTTCTGCATGTCGTTAGGACTCTTGTATATCTGTACCAATGCCATTGTTGCTTTAGGATCTCCTTGACTTGCTTGTACCTTTAATGTCTCAAACAAAGTTCTCTCTGCTTCGTCTTTAAGTATTCTATCATTTATTTTCTGTACGTTATCTAATCCGTCCATGTTTTCTTGCAAAGTCTCTTTGTCTATGATACCTGCTTGTAGTAACTGTAAACCTGACACAATCTTTGTAGGTTCATCGAATCCTGCCATGACACCGTAAATACGCCTTGTCTTGTACATACCTGCAATATCAGTAGATGGTGTATAGTTTTCAGCATATGCTGTACCGTTTAGATAACCTGCTAATGGTTTTTTAGTATTTCCATTGAGTGCCTGATCCATTTCTAAACGTTTATAATCAAGCTCTTCTATTGCTGTTTTAAGTGATAGCTGATATTCTTTTACGTTTAGATCAACGGATGATAATAACTCTTGCAATCCTCTACCAGTAACAAAACTGTTAGGGGATATTGCGTCATCGCTCACTGGATAACTAGATCCAACTCTAAGCTGTCTCTCTATACGGTCGATCTGTGTAAACAATTGATACGGTATATTATTTGGTGGTTTAGCTACTTGTGAACCAGGTGTTAGATAGTTGACTGCAAGTCTACCTCTCTTGTAATTCCCGCTCTCTAGCTCTCCTATAATATTTGTTTCAGTGAATACACTGTCTTCCATTGCAATTATGGACAAGACGTTAATCTTAGCCATAGCTGCCATCAAACCTAAAACATGATCGTACTGACCTGATAGTCTGTCAAAACTAAAACGTTTTGATACAACAAATCGTGGTCCCGATTTTATTGGATTAGGTGTGAAATCTAATATTTGTTTTGTTTCAGGTAAAAATACATATGTACCTTCTTCGTCATAATACTCAACTAATTCTGTACCGTCACCTGTGTGGTTGTCCCAACTTCTAGAGAAACCATCAGTATATTTAAACTTGCTATACCCTGATGGGAATGCACTGTTTTCATCAATGGTGACTTTAGCTTGTGGATACATAGATTTAATAACTTGGTTAGGTACTAAACGTATTAACGCCAACTCTTTAGGTTGTTGATCTGCGCCATAATATCCTGGATAACAATCGTAAGGATCTCTTAGTTCCGCATGTGGATACATGATTCCTTCAGGTGATTTCTTTTGTCTAATGATCCATACACAAAAACCATAACCTGGTAACCATCGTGCAGCTTGTGGTAACTGCATTTCCATTTTAGATGAAGCGTCTAAACTTGTAACAATACGTTCTAACTTATCTGCTTTTGCTTTAGCACGTTCACTCTCTGCATAGGAGTCTACTTTTATGTCAGGCATACGTCCTAACTTCTGTGCTAAATGCTCTAGACCTGAATTAATAAGATTAGGTATTGGTAAGTCAACATCGTAGTTTTTTGCTTCTTGACCTAGTAATGCAGAGATACCATTTGTCCCACCGTTCATAATAGAACGTACACGATCACGGTACTCGAAATGACCGCTTTGTTCGTGCATTGCTTTTAAATCGTCTGTTTTGATTAACAGCTCATCTGCGTTTAGCATTACCAAAAAACCTCGTTGTATTCACTTTGCTTATAATAACTATAGGATGGATTATAGTCAGCTTCAGCTTCAGCTAACATCATTTTTACATTGGTACGTATTCGTTTCATAGGAAACCAACTAGCCATAACTAAGTCAGTTTTAGTTCCTACGTTACGTGAGTTGCTTGCACCTGCTTGTGAAAAGTAGATCAGTTGCTGTCTAAAAATATTTACTTTACGTTGTGTGTTTGCGTCAGAGTACGGTATGTTTACTTTTTCTTGTTCATACATACCTACCATACTGGTCACACCAAATGTAGGATCCCATTTATTTTTATATGTTTGATGTCCCTCTATACGTACACCATGATTAGCTGCCCATTGTTTTATGTCTCGGTCTTGTCCGATCGCTCTTTGAAAACCGTTTTCTTCAATTACCCAATGTGCTAACCAATACTTGTCGTACCATTCCTTCATAAGTTTATGTGCTTTTTGTACACCACCACCTTGATCATTCTTAATATCTACAAGCCATACTTGTTGGGTTTTAATATTATATGCCCATAGTACTGCTGCTTGATACCCTGTACTAGCAGGATCAAGTCCTGCAATAAGTGTTGTACCAGGTGGTATGTCTCCTAGCTTACGTGACTTGTCTATACATTGATCAATCATTTCTGCGGTAAACAATGCCATACCGTCAGGTACTGCTTTATTAAGATATACCATCTCAAATATATTTCTACCACCTGTTGTCTCTGCTGACGCTAACTGTTCTATTAACCACTTATGTGTACGTTTTTCTGCCCATAACATGTGTGGTGTATGGTCTA